TGTCTGTTTTTGACTTGGACAAGGTACGAAGCTGATCAGCAAGATCTCCCATGATGTCTGGCTTGCCACCCTTGAATAAGTCTTTGTCCACATCAATGGCACGAACCCAGCCCTGCTCATCTGGATTATGATCTGACTTGCGAGCAGCGTGTCGGGTATCACCGATCCAACCATCCGATGTGCGGTCACGATCTGGGAACGAGTCATCGAACTGCTCTCTTAACTGAATTGCAGCTTTACTCAGGCGTGGTTGCATCTAGTTTCCAATTTCCATCTTTGTCTTTTGAGTAACCCCATCCATACGGACACTCTTTTTCAATGTCAATCATGGAGCAATGGGAAGATCAATCTTGCGTGGATCTGTGTTACTTGATGGAAGATCTCGCAAAGCTTGGCGGTAAGTTGCCCATGCGGATTGATCTACAGGTGCATCTGCTACCTGTGTCCAGTCTGTGCGAGCTAACTCTGTGTCGCGCCAGTAACGCATACGCGCTAAATAAAGCTCATCCGATACTTCATTGTCATTGCCTAGATTAGATACAAAGTTTGTCATTATGCCACCTGATAAGTTATTGACAAGCCAATTGTTGCGCCTGTGCCGCCCGGATAAGTATTGTCATAAAACCATAAATTTGCATTTCCATCATTACCGCCAATAAATGCTTGCACCATTTTTCCAGTTAAACCAGTATCACGACCAGCACCAACCATGCCGCTTGCGTAATTAAAAGATGTAAAAGGTAAAGAAAGTCTGATTTGACCCGCACCAGTTCCATTGTTAGAGATTGAAAATGTTGCGCGATAAATACAAGTCTTGCCGATTCTTATGTAAGCACCGCTCGATGTGTAAGTTGTAATTGATCCAGTAGTAGCCGAGATTGTGGGAGTGTATGAGGTGTAATCATCATAATTCCATTTCAGACCTGTTGCCGTTGATGAATCGGCTTGAAGAAATGCAAGGTTTGTTCCTACTGCAAGGCGAGCAGGTGTATCAGCCGCACTTGCTGCAATGAGATCACCCTTAGCATCAACAATAGCGTTCTGAATTGCGTTAGAGTCATCCTGTGCAATCCATGTAAAGTCCATGTCTGTGTTGCTTGTCTTAGATAACACTTGACCAGTAGTGCCACCCTTAAGTTCTGCCATAGAAGCATCAATAGCATTAACAGCCGTGCGAATAGCCAATGCGCCATTCTTGACTAGATCTGTGTTATCGGGTTCTAGCCACCCGAAATTGGGACTTGTTGCCATTAGGTTAATGCTCCTGTCGCGTTGTTCCAGATAAGTGTACCATTTACGCCTGTCCAAGCTAATGAACTAGGAATTACTGTGTCCCATTGGGTTGTAGATAAAGAGAACTCTGTTGCTGAGATGTAGAGGGTAATGTCCACATAAGTGGGTGTTGCTCTAAGAGCGACATTTTCCACAAAGCCATCGAAAGTGCCACCAAGCAGATTGCTAGGCAGATTGCTAATAAGCATAGGCTGACCAAAGAATACCCCAATAAGACTGTCAAGCATTGCGCTAGGCATGTCGGGATTATCTAAGCGGAAGGTAATTGCTCCTAGTGAACCCTTAGGCACACGCCTTAGATTAAGTTCCCTAGTGGCGATGTCAGTAATGTCTGCAAGGTTCTTAATGTTAGAGTCAAAGGAACGCTCAAAGAGTCCGTAAGCGGCTATAGAATCGCTATCTGAGGTGCTGTAGGTGCTTGCGTAGCCTGTGGCGTATCGGTAGATAAGGCTGTTACGGATGCGAGAAGTCTGAGTTGTTGAGCTAATAGAGGTAGGTGTTGCATACGCGCCATCAAGGAAAGTGTAGCCATTGCTTGAGAGCAGGTTAGATCTGTGATCGGCATCTGCATAAGAGACATCTCCATCCTTTTCCTCGTAAATCTGACCAAGTGCGCTCTGTGCAATTTGATCTACTAAAGTCTGAGATTTAGCAGAAGCGCTAGCTGCTAAGGCAATCATTGTGTAGAAGCCTGAGTCCACTTCACCAATGTAAGATTCTGCATCATTCCATGTAACTGTTGCTGGGTAGGTATCCCATGTGACAGTAGGGGTAACTTCATTCCAAGTTAGGTTAAGGGCTGAACCCAAGATGGCTGCAATCTGTGCGCCATCTAAGCCTTCTGCCAAAGCTGTGTTATAAACAGTCTTAGTCAGCTTTGCTAATGAACCAATACCCAAGATCTTGCCTGTTGTGATGTAACCAGTTTCTTCAGGGCTACGCACACCAATGTTAAAATCTGAAACTTCGCCACCGAATACAGTGACATAAGTGCCAGATGAGTTCTTAAGTTCTAGTGTGATTGGCTCTGTGACATTGATGGTGAAAGGTGAGTTATCTGTGTTAATGATCTCTACTTGACAGTAGCCAGCCGTAGCCTGTCGATCAATGTCTAATCGACCAGATGCAAAGGAAACAGAGGTGACAGATGTATAGACATCATCACCAACTGTCACGCGCCATTCTGGAAGCCATGTCATAGGACTGTAAGTGTTCCTCTGTCTCGCGCCTGTCGTAGCACATTGTCAATAGCCTCTGCAATGGCGTTAGGGTCTCCCACGCCTGTGTTCACAATAATAGTGTTACCTGAACCACCTGCGCCATAACCTCTGCCTGAGTTCATGTTAGGGCTGTAACCACCTAAATCGCCTACTGTGCGTTGATAGTCAATTAGAGCCAAAGCATCTGCATTATTTTGCATGTCAAGCAAATCTGCAAAGGCATTTGCGCGAGCTGCTGCTGCATCCGCGTATTCTAAAATAGCTGCAACAGATCCACCCTTAGTGTCAATAGGCGCAATGTAATCTCCTACTGGGATTCCAGAGCCTAGAGATCCACTAGTAGGGATCTTGCCATTAGCTTGGCTATTAGCCTTCCCTAACTCTGTGAGCAACTCACGAATCTTGCGTAGGGCTTCATCTAGGTTCTTCTGGTCAATTAGTTCCTTAGGCTTTAATCCTTCAAGGATTGACTCAATGCTAGCCAATGTTACATTCTGACCAGTCAGGGCAGAAAGTGACCGCAAGTCAGCATTTAGTTTAGCCGTTGCATTGATGATGGCTTTTTCATCCTTAGCAGCAATAGCATCTTCTAACTCAAGCATTGACTTCTTGACATTGAGGCGAGCAGTATCGTTAGCAATCTGCAACTGTTGAGCAGATGTAGTCGCCTTGCCTAGAGCTTCTGCCTGAGATGTCAAGGCTGCTGCAATCTGGATCTTGTCTAGATCAAAGACATTCTCACCCTTACCTAGAGCAAGGTTAGCCTTGTCGATAACACCTTGTAACTTCTTAGCTGTATTCTGCTTATTGAGTAGAGCAAGTCTTTCTTTCTCTCTCTTTAATGAATCCTTCTCAAATTTAGCCAGAAGTTCTTGCTGCTTCTTCTCTGTCAGCGTTAGCTTCTGTTCTTCCTTCTTGTCTGGGATGTTTATGTTCATCCCGATCTGTGCGCCAGCAAAGCCAGCAAAGATGTTCTTAGGAAGGTTCTTTAGGTTTTTAATTAAGGTAGGAATAACGCCAATAGTGCGACCCGATTGAACTACTACCTTGCTGAGGGCTGTAGCAATAGTCTCGATGGCATAAGCCGCATCTGCTGCATCTGTGCCACCGCCTACTAGGGCAAAGGCATCTACTAGGCTTCCACCAATAATCTCAGAAGCATTGGCTGAAGCAACACTTAGAACATCGAACTTATAAGAGGTAGTGTCAAGGTAATCTTCAGCAGCGCCAGCTGATCGCTTTAGGATAATTCCTAAGGTCTCAGAGAATGACTTAGATGAAAGTTCAGCTCTAGTTAAGCCTGTGTTGTATTTGATCAAGCCCTTCGTAATGCCTACATAACCCTTACCAAGATCCTCAGTAACAGTGGCTAGATCAATGCCAGAAGCGCGGCTGATTGTGATTGCATTGTTAAGTAATTCTTGAGACTTAGTCAATGATCCTGTAGTTGTCAATAGTCCTTGAAAGGCAGGGCGCAAGATGTCATCTGAGACTGCCGCTGATCTTTCTAAGTTAGAGATGTAATCAGCAATGGCAGGGTTAGCAAAGCCAATACCTAGATTCTCTACTGCTCGGTTAAGTCGTAGCGCTGCTGCTTCATCGTCTGCAAAGGCTTTAGCCGCTGCCTTGCCGTATGAGGCAATAGCAGAAGCACCAAAGGCTAGACCTAATCCACCTGCGAGTTTCTTAGCAGTGCCAGAGAGTTTTCCTAAAGCAGTCTCGGCTTGCTTAAATCCTTTAGCATCAAACTTGGATGCAATGTTAATCGTCTCTAGAAAGTTCATGCTGCGCTCCTTAACGAGTTAGCTCTGGATCGCCTTAGCAATTCCTGCTCTGCTGTCGTGATTGCTTTGTTCACAATGCCTTCTGCTCTACCCTTATCCTGCGCCCAAGCTTTGAAAATCAATCGACCACGACCCTTGAGGCTTCCTGCCAAAGGTGGCAACTGGCTAATAAACTGCTCGCCAGCCTTAGGGTTAGTTGAGCGAGATACGCCACGCGATGCGCCACCTGCTTTAGCGCCTACCCATGCTTGACCTTGAGGATTAGTACGACCAGCAGATTCATAGATCGCACCTGCGCGAGAGTTGTTAAACACGCGAGCCATAGAACTAAAGCCTCTAGAGTTAGGCTTAGATGCTGAAGTTGTATAGCCAATCTTAGACTTAATTGTTGAAGCGTTATAGACAGGGAATGTACCCTCGCTGAAAGATCGACCAGCCCAATTACTTAAAGGTGAAACAGATGGAACAAAGCCCCTAGCTGCCTTAGCAACTGGAGCTAGTCCACGCTTCATCTCTGTCTTAAGAGACTTCTCTAGATCTGGAGCGAATCGTCTTAACGCTTTACGCAAGTCAGCGTTTCCGCGTAGCTCGATTTGCATCGCTGACCTCTTTCGCTTCATCCTTAAGCCCTTGCACTAATGCATCGAGCATGACCTTATCTAGATCTAATAACTGCTGTGGCGCAATCCCCAACCTAATGCTCAAGCGAGCAATAAGGTAGGTGAATGGAAGATCGCGCTTTAAGCTAAAGGGTCTGAATCAAGCACCTCGACACTTTTAAGTGTCTCGATGAAATCCATACCGAAAGGCTTAACAGACTCACCTGACCTGCGTGTTATTTCCCAAGCTAACCAATAGACATCCGACTGCTTTTCTTCCTGCCGAAAGGCACGATGAAAGCCCATCTTGGTGTGTAACTCAAAGGCATACTCCACTGCTGGAGTAATCTCGCCTTCGATAACGCTTCCGTCTTGTCGAACTATCTTTAGTTTTGCCATGAGCTTGCCCCTTTGTTAGTTGTTTAGAATGTGCCTGTGGTTGCTACTGCTACTGTTGAGTTAGCAGTGAATGTGATTGACATTGTGCCAATGTCACCAACAGCA